GTTGTCGGCAATGATGAGCGCTTTGCGTTGCTCGTTGGATAGGTGTGCTAATTCAATGACAGGGACTTCGGTCATGCCTAGCTTTTTAGCCGCCATAATACGACCATGGCCTGCAATAATACCGTTGTCACCGTCAACTAGAATAGGGTTAGTCCATCCAAACTCTTTTATTGAAGCTGCTATTTGCGCAACTTGGTCGTCTGAATGTTTCCTAGAGTTATTTATATACGGAATTAAGTCCGTTAGCTGACGTTGTTCAATCTGCATTTGGCGCAGGCTCGTCTGTTTTAACTTCCTCTTTAGCTTTGGCAGCTTCTTGCTGGGCTGCTATTTGTGGCATAGCTTGAGCTTTAATTTTATGCACGATTGGCTCTGCTACTTCCATAGGTAGTTTATATAGACCTGCTACTGCTAATTCTGCTTCTTTGATTTCAAGCTCCAACTTAATGGCCATGATTTACTCCTTTGTTATTAATAAACTATTTTACTCTCTTTTTTGCTGTTTTTGCAGACTCTTTGAAAGCTTCAGCAGTTGGCGCGCCTTTTGTGCCTGGCTTTCTCATGCGTTCTTTGCTGCCTTCTTTAATGCGTTCACGTTTGGCGTGGATGTTTGCATATAAACCTGGTTTAGTTGCCATTATCTTCCTCCTCAATAAAACATACGTCTTGCCAAGACATTATAAGATACTTCTCACCGTTATCGGTCACTTGTTGGTATTTAAGATATTCATCTTTACCCATAGTGCCAAATCTAACCTTGTCACCGATATTAACAGGCATAGGTTCGTATCGGCCTTCTTTGATCTTTTTACCTTGGCCAACAGCTATGACTGTTCCCATATTATATTCCTCTTGCATAACAAAGCCTGGAATAGCTGACTTCTCACGTTCAATAGGTTTAACTAATATTTTATCGCCAAAAGGTCTTATCATTTTTTAATCCTCAATGTTTTCTTTTCAATCTGAATAGGTTTGGATTCTAACTGTGGTGCGTGAATAGGTTCAGGTGTAACTTCGTCTTTAGTTCTTGCTATGTTAGCAAAGACGTATTCACCGCACCATTCTGAAGGTGCTTTGTTGAATGTTTGAGGATATCTATGACAAGAACCGAGTTGGCCGCCAGTAATAAAGAATTTACAAGATAAGCAACTGTCGGTAGAATTTACATTAGCCATTTAATAAACCTCCATTATTAGTGGTTAGAATACCCAAGTAGAAGCTAACGCTACTTGGGTTTTCGTTTAATTAACTATATCTTTTGTGTTCGTAGCAAACTTTTTCTGAACTGCCGCCTTTGAATTGCTTATCAGCACCAGTTGCATCTTTCTTACCCATACCAACGCCGCCTTTTAAACCAAGCTTACGTTCGCCTGAAGCGTCAGAAGCTGTTGCGCCTTTTGGTAGTTTTTCTTTGTTATAGTAACCCATAGTATTTTCCTTTTAGCTAAAAGATTAACCCTGATCATCAAGATTAAGAGCTTTTATTTTAGCAGAAAATTGCTGTTTGAGAAGTTTTATTTCCTCAATTCCTATTTTTATTGTGTTGTTATCAGACTCGAGTGCTTCAACAGCGTGTATTCCAATTTTTCTAATAAGTCCGAGTCGGTATCGGATGAGGTTACCAGATAAATGGGTGTTACAGGCTGCGCATTGTCGGTGGCAGTTCTGCTCGTTAAATCGTAAGTGTCCTGCACTTCCAATGCTTCGGTAATGGCCTGCATGATATGCGCTGGCACTTTTTGACCCACAACTAATACAACCGTCATTTTGATCCCTTAATCTTATATATTTATTAAATATTACCTGTGTTTCTTTTAACCAATCTGAACGGCTTTTAAGTTTTTGTCTAGCTTCTTTTACTTCTTTTTTAATCTTTTTAATTTTTTGATTGTTTGCAAAATCTAATGCACACTTCCATTGACACACCTGCTGAAGCGGTTTTGTAGGTGTAAAGTTTGCTTTACATATTCTACACTTTTTAGGCTTGATGGGTTTCTGTAAATTTAACGCCAAGGCTAGCTCCATAAGAATAAATCTGCTCCATGTAATTACTGAAGCCTAATTTAGTTAATTTAGAAGTTGATCCTATAAGTATGCGTTTACCTTCAGGCGTTTCCTCGTATTTTTTATAACCTTCTTTAGTTGTTTCAGGATCATACAATTCAGGTAAAAACTGTTCTTTAAAATACTCATGCCAAACAAGCGCAGAATATTGACGGCCATGAACCCAAGCTTGTTGTGCTATGTCGTTTAATGGGCCTGCCCACATAAGAGCATTAGCGCTTAATGATCTAGACGTTTGTTCTTTTCTAATAATTACTTCTAGAGGATGTTGTGAATCTATTGGTGCGTTTTGTAATGCGTTTATAGCCACCTCAACTTGTGGCTTACCAACCAATCTAATAATCTTTTGTAAATAGTTATCTGTCATGCTGTCTTTTTTCGTAGTCGTTTCTGCAGTCTATATTGCAAAATCTTTTTTTTGATGGCTCAAGACAATTAAGACAAAAGCCAGTGTGTTCAAAACTTTTTGATTGTGACCTGACACGTTCAATGGCTAAATCACGATCCGTCTGTTCTAAATCACTAGCTTTGTCAAAATCGTCATTCATGTTAGAACGGAACGTCGTCTGCCATGTCATCAAAGTTTGCAGGCGGTGTGGCTGTTGTGCTTGCCACTTCTTTTGCTTCTTCACGACTACCTAGCATTTGCATGGTGTCCGCTACTATTTCTGTTGTATAGCGCTCCTGGCCTTCTTTGTCTTGCCATTTGCGTGTTTGAAGTCTGCCTTCCAAATATACAGGTCGGCCTTTTTTTAAATACTCGCCTGCTATTTCTGCAAGCTTTCTAAATAAAACTATATTGTGCCACTCTGTTTTTTCGTTTTTCTTGCCGTCTTTGTCTTTCCAAGACTCTGTGGTGGCTACGCTAAAATTACAAACTGCATCGCCGTTTGGTAAAAATCTAACTTCAGGGTCTTTACCTAGATTTCCTACTATGATTGCTTTGTTTACTGACGCCATGTTGCTCTCCTTTGTTGTGAATAGATGTGACATTAAATAATATATATTTTTTGCCTAATTGTCTTTTTAATTCTTGAACTTTAATATTTCTTTTTTCCATAAACTCGATGTCTTTTGTGGTAATAGGTAAATTAGTTCCATAAAAGCTATGTAGTAACATTTTTTTTAATAACCTCCCCTGTTGATTTGTCTAGTTCGTATTCATACATGTCTACACTAGATGTCTTTTGGTTTTTAATGCGTTGACGGAATATTTTGTCAAACGACTCATCAAACTTTTTTTGATTGACTGGTCGATACATATCACCTTTGCCAGCTTCATGCGCCATATTGCCTCCTAAAATAATGGTTCATCTTTAATTAAATCAAACACGTTTTGTTTTGGTGCTGTAGTTAATTTAATAACTTGAATATTTTTGTGCGTGTCTTGATACCATTTTGCTTCTTTATTAGACCAACGATACTTTCTAATCATATCGCCGTCATCCATTACAGCGTGTGTGAATTCCATATTAGTCCTCGCAGTTTCCGCCGATGCACATTTTGTTTTTTAATACCGCTTCTTCAATGTCGGCAATAGCATCTTTACCTATAAAATCATCAGATGCAACACATAATCGTTTATATAGGCTATGTTCTATTTCCGTTACAGAAGTTTTTAATATTAAACCTCTATCACGTGCGTGGTCTGAAATAATACTAGCTATGTAATCTGAAGGTGCTACTCCCCATGATTCCACTTCCTCGTATTTTTTTTGATCTAATTCAACTTCAATAATAACTGAAAACTTTTTAAGCATCATTTAAAATCCTTTCATTAAATTTATTTTTTAATGCCTCCCTTGCAAACTTTACTCCAATTTCTAATTTGTATTTTCCCTGGCTGTGCAAATCTATTATTTTATGCGCCCATGCTTTAGGGTCAGTTGGTTTCAATTCAATTTTAGATAATAATTCATTCGCTTTTTGTTTGTTATGTTCTATTTCATACGGCGTTGGATTACGAGGTAGCATTTTTATAAATTCTTTAGGCTGTTGCATTTTTATGGTTTCTAAAATATCTGCTATGTTTGGCATATATTTATTTTTATCTACCCAACTATCAAAGGCTTGGCTTACTTGCATAAATTCATATTGATTTAGTTTAGCCCACCATACGCGTAATGTGTCTTGCGTAGGTTCAGGTTTAGAGTAAATAAGGGCAATCGTATTCATCATGTCCTTAAAGCCTTTTTTCTCGTTATCAATCAAAATGTCTGTTCCTGCGGTTTTTCGTCTAAAAAGCGATGTTGGTTGAGCCACGTGGAAGGGTTAGGGATATATTGGCCGTTGTTTTTAAACCATTGTGGGCTTACCTTTTGCCATTCCAACGCATTTAATACCGTAGCTAATTCAGGGTTAGCTTTAGCCCAGGCTTTTCTAGCTGCTTCTTTACCAACTTTTTTAGGGTATGCAATCCAAAACATATCAAAATCGGACAAGGGTTTTATATTATTGGTTAATGGTTTATGGTTAATGGTTAATGGTTTATGGTTAGCATTGGGTTCGCTATGCGTTCGCACACGCTTCGCATTCCGTTCGCTAACTAACTGCATTCTATCAGAGAATTCCGACATTTGCTGCTTATCCCACCTAATTTTTGCAGATTTAGAGGCCAATTCAGATTTAGCCCTAAAAGCCTCGATTTCAGCCTCGCAACGCTTGTGGATATATCCTTGCTCGGTTTTCTCAAAAAAGTCGGCCAAAACGCTTAAAACTGCCCTTATTTCGTCATTATTTCTAGCTGACAGTAACCGCATTAATCTATTCTCATCTAAAGGCAAAGGTTGCTCGTTTAGGTAATATTGATCTAATAGCTGCCTGTAAGCACCATGTTCTAGCAGGGTCAAATGGCCTGTGTCCTTACGGTAGTCGGCGATGTTGTGTTGAAAATAGTGCATTATTAGTCCTTAAATTTACGTTTTAGGAAGATTTCAGGGTATTGAAGCTTAATCTTGGCTGGAATACCTCTAACCTTCCAATTATTGACCTTAATCCTATCGTGGTGGGTAAGCAAGCCTAGCCTTCTAGCAAGTTTTGTGCCACCTCCGTAGAATTCTATAATTTCTTTGTCAGTCATATTTATATCCTTTTTAATAAAAATGTTTAAATAATGCTTGCAATATAAAACTATTTGTTTAATATAGCAAGTGTAGTTTTTAATTTTATGGAGGAAATTATGAAAACAAAAGGCATGATCGTTACGGTTCTAGCAGTATATCTATACGGAGCGCTTTGGCTCTATTTTCTTTACCCAATCCTTTCTAAATACTTTGGAGCTTAATATGACTATTCAACAAGAATACGCTGAAGACTTAATTGACACCGACCCATTAGAAGTTTTAGCCCACATGGATCAAGACCAACTAGCTGGCACAATTCGTGCTATATATTGGGCCAATCAAAAAGGCGATATGTTAAGTCTTAACCTTTTTGCCAAGTCTATAAGCAACGCTTTCTTTGAGGAGGCTATGCAAATTACAGAAAAAAAGCTAAATGAGGCTAACGTCTATCAAGGGCCATTTGATGCCATGTATGACGCTGGCCACCAACATGGTGACTTCCTATGATCAAATACATCATTAACGTGTTGTATTTATATTACAAAGGCTTTACTTTTAAAAAATCAATTCAATTAGCAAAGGACATCAAGTGACTACATTCAACGATTTAAGAAGCATTAACGTAAACGACCACACAGAGAAGAAAGGAAACCTAACCTATCTTTCATGGGCGTGGGCGGTGGATACTTTATTACAACGCGATCCAACAGCCACCTGGGAATATAAAGAGCCTAAACAATTTGGCGATACCCTAATGGTATTTTGCACAGTAACAGCGTTTAGTAAATCTATGACAGCTCAACTACCTGTATTAGATTACAAGAATAAAGCCGTTATAAACCCTGACGCCATGGCAGTAAATACAGCCATGCAGCGTTGTTTGGCCAAGGCTATTGCGCTACATGGAATTGGTTTATATATATACGCAGGCGAGGATGTGCCTCAAGAGCAACCAGCTTCAGATGAGGACATAAACCAAGTTTTAGAAGCTATAAATGAAGCAGAATCTATTGAGTCTTTAAAAGATATATTTAAAGAGGCTCAAAGAAGGTTTGGTAGTCAACCTGATGTTATAACGACTATACGTTCAGCATTATCAACTAAAAAATCTAAATTGGAGGAGTAAATGAAAAAGTTAATTTTAGTCGTAGGATTAATTGGCGTTTTGTTTGCAATCAAAGCTTACGCTTGTTACACACAAACCTATATCGTAGATGGCCGCATAATTAATTGCACCACCTGCGGTAACGTTACTAACTGTTTCTAGGAGGATATATGAATCAACAAGAACGTTTGACAAAGTATTTAGAAAAGCATGGCAAGATTGATCCACTAAAAGCATGGACTCAATTAGGCATTTATCGGTTAGCAGATACTATTTTCAATTTAAGAAAAAAAGGCTATGAAATTACAACCAATACTAAAAAAGTAAAAAATAAATATAAAGAAGTTTGTCATGTAGCTGAATACAAGCTGGAGCCTCAAAAATGATCGCCAACGATTGCACACATCTAGAGCAAGGTTCGGTTGAGTGGGCTACTGCAAAATTAGGATATGTCAGTGCTAGCAATATTGCAGAGGTAATGTCTAAAGGTAAAACAGGCGAGGCCATAGGTCGTAAAAAATATAAAACTCGCCTTGTAGCTGAAAGGTTAACTATGCAACCGCTAGAATCTTATTCTAATGACGCGATGGCATGGGGAGTAGAAAACGAACCCATGGCAGCCATGGCATACGAGGCAGCTACAGGCACGTTTTTAGAAAAGACAGGCTTTTGGAAGCATCCTGAAATCAAATGGCTTGGCGTATCCCCTGATCGTCTACTTGGTGACAAACATTTAGTAGAAATCAAATGCCCTAATACCACCACGCATTTAGATTATATTTTTGAAAACAAAGTGCCTGGCGATTACTACAAACAAATCCAATGTCAATTATGGGTTACAGGTCGTGAATGGGCAGACTTTGTTTCATACGACCCAAGGCTACCATTTAAAAATCGTTTGTTTATTAGCAGAGTAGAAAAAGATTTATCAATGATCAAAGACATGGAATTGGAAGTAAAACAGTTCTTAACTGAAGTTGATGACCTAATTCTACGTCTTGAAAATGACAAAAATTGAAAAATGGTATAATACAACTTGGCAACTACACAGGGAGGTCTTATATGATCGACCAGGCGTTACTATGCCTCGCGCAAACCATATTCATGGAGTCTAGCGTTGAGTCAAAAGAAGCACAAATATCAGTGGGTTACGTTTTAATGCGACGCGCTGACTTTGATCCTAAATTAATATGTTATGAAATGAAAAAACCAAATCAATTCACTTGGTATGGAAAGATAAAGCCACCTGAACGTAAAGAAATAAATCCACATTTTCTTAATTTAGCATGGCGCATCATGCACAAACTAGAGCCTGACTATTCCTACGGCGCAACACACTTTCACGATAACTCAATCAAAAAACCTATAAGCTGGTTTAAGCTTAAAAAGACCGTTCAATGGTCTCGCATGATTTTTTATAAACAAGAGGAACTAAAATATGCACAATTTTAATCTTTATGCTAAACAAATTAATGGTTTAGATATACAATCCGTTTTAAATCCTAAAAAGATGCAAATACCAAAACCTGATGTAATTTTAGAATATTACGTTTACAGAGGTAAAAAAGGCCACGCTAGCTTTATCTCATCAAACACTAAAGACCGTCAAAGAGGATGTAATTTGCAACTTATATTTGACGGTGAAACTAACTTATTAAAAGATGTAAAGTTTATTGAAGT